CCAGGAGTAGTAGTTATATCAGGTGAGATTAAGTTGCCTTCAGGATCCTCAGGTAGCTCGGAGTATCCCCTTACTACGTAATCAAACCTTGATATATTTTCATCTTCTGATGAATTTAATTGATCAGCAGCTTCAAAAAGATCCAAATATGAATTACCGGGGGAGTCACTCTCTGTAAAGACAATACCAGTGGTTTCCTGTGTGATTCTTATTCTATCACCATATTGTAAAGAATATAAATCGAACCCACCTAGCCAATCATTATGATAGTCATACATATCCCAAGTATGAGCATAAGCCTTAGCAAATTCAAAGTCCTCGAAAGTGTCCCAACACAACTTCTTCGTACCCCAATATTTCATTTCAGCTTTAGGAAGAGTTCCAAAATCATATTCAACATAGTCCTCAGTTTGATTAGATCCTCCTGAAAATGATGTTGAAGTTGGGGTTGCACTAATAGAACCAGACACTTGTATAGTAAGGGACTTTCCGTTCCATAATGATCCACTGTCATTAGGAGCCTGTATCACAAAAGTTTTATCTCCAGAAGTGATTACCGAATCAGTGAGACTAATAATCTTGTATTTAGGCTCTAAAGCAGAATTATTAATGGTACTGTATATTAAGCTACAAGTGGATTCTATATCTCCTTGAAAATTACAATCTGCTATCTTTTTGGAATCTGCAAATATTTTGATGTTTCCAGGACCATAAACAGAACCACCACTTATAGGGGCTATAACTATTTCAGGAATCTGGAAAGTTGTAGTACTTAGTACTACTATCTCATATTGTCCATAGGGATCTCCAGAGGAATCTAAAATCCATACTGTATCACCAGTTAAAAAACCATGAGATAAGGATGTTGTCACAACTGCTAAATCGTATCCCCCACTTACTAAAGAACTTTGAATTGTAGATACTGCTTTAGATGCTACATTTAATTCAAAAGTAGTTGTTGCTTTTACCTCTGGAATTTTGGACAAAACTTCACAGGATTGTCCCTCATTAAAATTATTAGAATACTCCGGGAAGTTCTGTATAAAATCAGAAATTAAAGTTGTTTCGTCGGTATTTTCAACTGGCCAAATCCATTGGGAAGGATAACTTTCCCACTTTAAAGGCATATCATCCCAATCATATTTTTCTGATTGTCTAAACCTAGTAATAGTGTTTAATTCAATTTCTCTCCTATCAACTGTGATTACACTTCTCTTGATGCCTAGCGAAATAGAATTTAAAGTGTCCCACACCCTGCATTTCACATTATAATTCCCAGTATAAGGTAAGAAATGAACAATAGTTTCTAATTCAGGAAGACCCCCTCTAATTTGGAAATAATAAGGTCTATCATCTTCCTTGTAAATTGTCCACTCTATTTCATAAAAATCCAAATACGGTAACCTAGACCAAGAATAAAACCCTCCAGAGTTAACATAGTTTAGGAAGTATGTGTAGGTATAAGGAGAGAAAGTTATATTAGTAGGACTAACATTCCAACTAGAATAACTTCCCGATCCTCTGGTGCTGATTACTTGGATAGTAATCATTCCAGTACCTGTGTTATATCCTCCAGGAATAACATATCCCAAGCACAGATTTCCAGGAGAAGTATCTGATTCTACTCTTACAAAAACATTATCAGTTGCAGATTCAAACCAATCATTACCTGAACCTATATTGATTGAAATGGTTTGTGGGAAAGTACTACTCAAAGTAAAACTTGTAGCACAAGTTACAGTTTGAAAAGGTGTCCCAGGATTATCGCTAACTGTTCCTGTGTAACTTGCAATAGTAAACTGATCTGTAGTTATTGTTGGATCTAGAGTTTCCCAACATGCACTAATTTCATCCCAAGCAAGGTCAAAGGTAGAATCCTTAATTATAACCGGACAACCCGCAGGGAAAACATGTTCCGTTCCTGTCGAGAAAAGTTGATATCCAGGGTAATCGTAATCCCCATCACCTAAAAATTTAGGCATATCTCCATTTTCCACGTCCTGATAAAATGACTCTATAGCAGTTTTAAATGGAGTGATAGAATCCAGGGGATATTCCTGGAAGAATGAATAAGGATCTACAGTGTTTCCGTAATAGCTTATTCCTGGTTCAGTTCCATTAATTGCAGGATAAAGAAGAGATTCCTGATTTGGTTTTGTATAAAAAACTCTTAAATCCTCAACGTATCCCTTTTCAGGAAAAACTGTGAAATCTACTTTTATACCAGATTTGATTTCACTTATTCCTAATTGATCAATCCAACCCCTCGTTTTGTAGATGTTGAAATAAACACCTTCCCCTGTAATATCTACTATCCTTGCATTTAGAGGAAGATAATCTCTTTTTAATCTTTCCTTAAGTCCAAAAAGTTTAATTAAAACCTCTTCCGGACTAAATAAAAAAGCGTCTTCAACTACGGGATATCCAAATTCGTCCTCATCAACAGACTCATTTACACGGTTGATATCATAGAATAGGCCAAAAAGAGAAGTCTTCTTATACGATTTTGAAGGAAAGACTTCTTCAAACTGTTTTTTTAAACCAAACGTACCATCTGATTTTTTACCATAGATTTCAACCTGTTTAAACTTACCTTCGTTTTCATCTTTCAAAAGACTACTAATTAAAGATAAAGAATCTTGCCCCTGTAAATTTTTAGTAGAAAGCTCTTTTAACATCTTAGAGTTTTGCTGCAAAGGTGTTAATACAGTTGCGGAATCTTTCTTGATATTTAACCAATATTCCTTGACCCTTAAATCATAATACCCGAAAAATTTAATTGCATTGAATAGGGATTTATACGATCCAAGATAAGGGAAAATACTTTCTCCTGTTAAAAGGAGCTCTTTCCTTTTTTGGTTGATCACCTGGAAATCTGGAAGAGGTTCTTTAATATCTGTTTCTCTAACTATAAAAGAATCTTCTACTACAAATGATCTTCCAAAATTTTCTAAAATAACACCTAATCTAGAATCCTCCCCTTCTACCTCTCCGTGGAAATTAACACGGAGTATAGTTACTGGGTTGTCTGGATCTGTGTAATCTTCTAAAATAAGAACCCTATCATAAACACCCTCGTTATCAGAATTAAGAGCTATATTAATTTGCATCGAGGATGAAGTGATCTCTGAAGTTATCACTATACCCGAAGGTGAATCCAAGGCGTCCCCTGGAACTACCTCGGGAAAAAATTCTACATTTCCTGCTTTTACTAATATTGGAGCATCGAGGTCTCCATCTACTCCTAGCTCATAAGTATAAATTATCGAAGAAACATCTATTTTTTCATCATAATCAGATTCCCATCTTGTCCTCCAGACAGGAGAACCTGGACTAACTCCATAGCTGTGAGGAAATCCATATTTAGTTTCAGAAAGATTATCTAAAAATTTTTCAATAATGAAAATATGCTCTATCTCGAAAAGTTTTTCAGAGACAATAGGGAAAAGTACTGAGCCTTCCCAATAATTTCCATTCCACTCGAAATTATATTGCTCTCCCTGTTTATCGAAAAATAATAGATTTTGATTAACCATCTTATCTCACATACTTATTGTTTTTAGGAACTGTATAATTTATATAGTTCTTTATGTATTTTGTAGTTTCGAATAATTGATAAACTACTTTTTCAATGCTATTTAAAATCAAAATTCTATTTTCATCACCTTGTAGAACCTGGTTTGATAGGGTCTTTTCAAATATTTTTCCCTCATAATCAAATCCCACATTAGATCTAATATCATTTTGTGATTTTATAAATTCGTACCAGCTAGGTTTATTTGCCATAATTAATTACCAGTTTTTAAAGAGTTTTTTAGTATGCTGTTAACCTTAGTGTTATAGGTTACAGGAACTATCGATCTTACATCTACGTTTACTGAAGATAATGTTTGCATGCTTGCTCCATAATCATAATAAACTCCGTTTCTATCCTCCCATCCCCCAGATATTACTACGATTTGATCTTTACCCATTACGATATCACCAAATTCATCAAAACCTATATCCGGAGCATTTGGATTTCCTGCTTTTGCTGCTTCGTTTTCTTGACCAACAAAATAAAGAGAAACTGAATCTATCCCCTCTATGCCTTCGATTGCAGCAACTAGATCAGATCTTGGTATTTTATCTCTTCTTCTTATATTTAAGAAGTAATCGCTTAAGGTGTTAGTTATCTCAGTTTTAATCGTATCAGGATCATTACCTTCAAAGATAGTTATAGCGATATTTACAACATATTTAATTATAATAGGATCCAATATTTTAACCACAGTCGTTACTATCTTTTGCCCGCTCTCATCTAATAGCTGATAAATCCTATCAATTTGGGGACCTGTGAGTTTAAATCTAGAAAGCGGAATATCAAAGTATGTTTCGTTACTTTTAAGTGTAAGCTGTATATCTGGGACTAATATCAAATAGATGATATTATCATCGTCTATGTATTGGTCATCGAATGTTGTAAAAGCCTCTATTATAGAGAACTGACCAAATTTTTCAAAGAATGTAATGTAATTCGTGGGATTAGCAAGAACAAAGCTTCTTGATGTTTTAGGGGCTATTAATCTGGTTAAATCTATAGGTTCCTGATTAGCACCTAGTTGGGGAGCTATAGTGCAAGTAACCTGCAAATAATCTTGAAGTGTAATATTTCTACCAAAAAGATCCGTCCCGTCTGAATCAAATCTAAAAATAACCTTAGCAGAATCCTCAACTAAGATGTTACCAAAAGCACCAGTAGATTCTAAATAATCAACCTCTATTATAGCACCAGCAGGAGGTGGAAATCCAAAATCAACAGTTCCGAAAAATATATCAATACCAGAAACAAGAGAACTCTTAACTAGAAATCCCTTGGCGTTTCTTGGTATATCATAGAGCGAATCATATCTTCTCCATTCTTCTCCGTTTACCTTAACGGACACCTCAAAATTTTCGATACTAGAAGTTCCCCTCGAAGAAATGTTATAACTCTGCAATCTTGTACCATCTGCAGTGTATTGATTCGTATTTATTGTTCCTTCAACTATAGAACAAATTATCTTGGCAGAAGGATCTAAATTTAATCTTAAATACTCCTGGTTTAATTTAATCAAATACGTTTTTCCGTTGTTGACGCATCTAATTTCGGAATTGTTTGGAAGTAGTATAGCACCACCGCCAATTTGTTCAAATCCTTTCCCGTTCCAGTTAATTACAACCTCACCCTTAGCAGAAATTGCCCTGGTTGGATTATGTCCAGCAAGGGTAGCAAGACCATAAATAGATGATTCCCTGGTTGCTTGATTTATATTTAATTCTGTTATTGAGTCCTCAATAAAAAACAGAATCATCTGGCTTAAATTTTCTAAAACAAATATTATCTGTCCCCAAACTGAAGCAACAGTAAATAGCTGTTCCGACATGGAATATCTAGCCTGAATAAGATCAAACGTTTGACTTAATAGATCTGCTATTTTTGCTTTATTTTTTTGTAATAAATCCATTTTAAATTATTTTAATTCCAAGTATCGGATTACCCTTGATAGCAAAATCTATAACGCAGGAATCCCTTGTATCACCTTTGAAAAATCCCACGGTAAAATCAACATCGAATTTAGTCCCTGCAAGGGGAACATAAGTTAGAAGGTGTATTCTGATAGCTCTTTCCAATGTGCCTTGATCTACACCAAACTCAAATAATAAACTCTCTAAATCTATCCCGAAATAGGGATCTCCTAAAACTTCACCAGGAGACGTCATCATACACTGCTTTATCATACCGATAAGGATTTCGACCTCATCGTCGGTGTGTAATTGACCGCTTTTGTAATTAGGGTCTCCAGGATTTCTAGGATAGATTTCAGAATACCTTGCCATCTTGCTCTATATATTCAAAGAAATAAAAGGCATTAATTATCCGGTCCTATCTTAAGAAATCTATTTTGTCCTAATTTTTCCCTTGTGCAACATACCAGTCATAATTATACTTTGTAAATCCTTGAGGTTTCCCCTTAAATACAAAAACATTAGAACTATTCCAATATACCCAGGGGATATTTTTTTCATTCATCATTCAATACTCACAGTGTGAAAAATTTAAAATCCCAAGTTCTCTAATTTCGATATTTAAATAAAGCATTTCAGGGAAAGATAAAAATCTTGCACCTGATCCAAATTCCTTTATTTTATTTTTAGAATCTTTAAAATTTAGAAAAAATACCTCGGAAAATATTTTAAAATTCCCTATGTTGACGAATCTACCCTCCATATTTTATATATCGGAAAAAATATCACTTTATAGTTTTTTCTCCTTTTGAATCATAGACCCAAAATTCAAAAGAAATCCCCAGATCAAGGCATGCTTGTTTTTTTGCTTTATTTATAGATATATTAGTTTCATATGTGTATTTAGACTTAACCTCTATTATTTTGTTATCCCTAATCAAATAAATATCCGGATAATACTTTCTTTTCTTCCTCTCTGAATCTAAATACCATATTGTACCTGTGTGAGATTCAATCTCTTTACTAGATACAATTATTTCATCTTCGATATATCCCGTATCTAAAAGTTCATTTAAAGCGAATCCCTCGTACCCCTGTATTTTTTCAATCCTACCAGAGGGAAAAACAAAAATCTTTTTCTTATATGACGTGTTTAAAGATTTTTCAAATGAAGGAGTGTAGTGCATAACCTGCTCCACCCCATATTTTTTAAGCATAGATTCTTTAAATTTTTTCTTAAAATCCTCACTTTGTACATACCAATCAGTACCTCTTTTTCTTCTGTTCGTTTCTTTAGATTTATTCTTTATCTCCTCCGAGCACATACTGGAATTTCCCCCGTATTTTAAATTATTGGTTATTCTAGATTTTTCTTTTACTTCTGAATTATCCAATGCGTGCTCAAATCCATATTTTTCTTTGTTTGTTTTTCTTTTCTTATCCTGTGTTTCTTTTAGTTTAGTTGGATGTCCTCCGTATTTTTTATCAAAAGTCTCTTTAATCTTTTCTTTGAATTCTTCAGTCTCTGTATAAAAATCTACTCCGTATTTTTTCCTGTTATTTTCCTTAATTTTTTCTAAAGCTCCTGGCACCTCCATAGGATTAGTGGTACCGTGATTTTCCATCATTTTAGAACGTGTTTTTTCTAAATTGTATTTTTTATTACAGAAATCGGACATACACGTACCATAATAATTAACAGAATTAGTGGGTTTTATCCCATATCTGTCTATAGAAAACTTGGGTTTTTTTGCAAACACTCTAGGGGATTCGCAGTAAGGGCAAACCTCTATTTCATAGAAGCTATACCAAACATGATAAAATCTCTGTTGTATAGAGATTTTATCAGATTCGTAAATTAAGTCAAGGAATGATGTAAGTGATTTTAGTTGAGATATAGAATCTTGATCCTTAGGAAGATCTCTCATTATAGTTCCGAAAGCTTTACCGGTCTTAGATCTCCACCCTTCGATTTTTTGTAATATACACATTGGACATTTTTAATATTATATATCCAATACCTATTAATATCTCAATTCCACTGCAAAAAATATGAAGGCGTGTTCTCATCTTTGATCATCTGAATAATCTCATTTTTTTCAGTTGTACCTAAAGATTGGATGTTATTATAATTAACACGAACTCCACCAGGAAGATTGTATTCAAATGTTCCTAATAATCTACCTATATTGATCTTGGCTTCAGCTAAGACATATCTAACAAACAATTCGTCATCATATAAGCTTTCTTCAGGTATAGCTATATAAGCTCTTACCCCAACATCTATACCAGTGTAAAGCACTTCTGTAGTACCTGCTGAAGTTGTATTTGTTCTTGCTGGGTCTCTACCATTAATTGTTAATTTCTTTGTGTTTTTATTGAAATTAAAGGCAAAGCTTTCAAGAAGATATGCTTTTGCAAGATCGAAGAATGAATATAAAACTGTTCTATAAACAAGATTATCACCAACGAAAGGGGAAAGCATAAGTTCAGATCCTAGTAATTTAGAATCTCCAAAGTCTTTATCAGGGGTACCTATAAGTCCAGACCCGTTTACTTCTCTAACATCGTAAACAGATACCACACAAGATGGTAGTTGTATCTGTCTTGTTGCTCTAAATGCAGGAGCAGAAAATAATTCCCTACCAAGAACAAAGATTCTATCCTCTACTGCATATTGATAATTATCATAAAAATAAGCTCTCGCTCTTTTTATAATCCTTTTTATCTCCTGGTCGTTGAGGTTGTAAGGGAGGGAACAAGAGTGCGATATTTCGTCTCTAACTTCCTGAATAAGATCTGCTTCTGTCATAGACTCTAATTATTTGGTTTAAATTTTATACCAGGGATTCCTGACGGCTTACTATTATTGTTGCTAAACTTAATCGGATTAGTTAGAGCATCAGATTCATTTCTATTCGGGAATTTCACCTTTCTAGAAGTACCTTTCATTTTTTTATCGTCCTCTGGATCTTTTACTATTTCTGTTTCCGGGGAAATAGTTGATAGCTTACCGATGTATCCAGATCTAATTATACCTCCATAAACTTCACAGTTTATTTCTTTATCTCTGTTATCAATATAACTTTCGTGCACTGCATTACTAAACATAATATCAGAATGCATGATTTTCGAGTTATAAATTTCATTTCCTGCAATTATGTCACAATCTTCCATGGAAGAATTATTTATTTTACAAGAAAACATCCTACAGTTAAACAAATTCCCAGTAATTTCAGATTCTAAAATATCATAATCCTTAAGCAAAAAAGCTCTAGTTGTTTTTATATCACGGACCTGAAATTTACCTAAGTTACTATCGTAATTTAATTGACCTTCTTTAATCCCGTTTTCAACTATAAGATCGTAAAGAACTTCCCTTATATTTAAAAAGAAAGATCTCAATATCTGTGGATCAGATCTAAGATCTACCATTACTTGTAAATGTGGATAATTCTTTTGGAAAGATTCAGGGCTTACGAAAGTTGAAGCACTTTTATAAACCTCACTAAGGAATGATTTTAATATCTTAAGATCGTTTTGAGTAAAAAGATCGTTTGATTGTAGTGTTTGAATACAGTACGTAGAAATATAATCTATTACCTCTTTTATCTGTGAATACTTCCTTTGATAATCTTTACCTCCTAGGTATCTAACTTCAAAATATCCCTCCGGTAACTTTAAAAAATTTATCCCCATATTTTTTTCAATAGGAACTTCAAAGAGGTTCTTATCAATAAAAGATAATGTTGAAGGATCTACAAATTTATTAGAAGGAATAATTCTTTTTATTGATTTAGCATACAAAGAATTAGCTCTCTCAGGGAAAGACTTGTAAACAATATTTTCGTCAAATCCAAGTACAAATTTAAGAACGTTTAGCTGAGAAACAGGAGGAACATCGGGATAAACTGAAGTATCGATACTTATCCCAAATTGGAAAGCACATTTTTTATCAGTATATCCGTATAATTCAATCCATTTCAAAGTTCTGATTAAGACGGGGATAGCTTCAAAATATGGGAGGGGTCCTGTTATAAGCTCAACCATCTTTGTTCCACCGGAATAATCTGGTTCAAGCTTAAATATGTCCGATGTTGGTTTGAGTTTGGAATGATACTTATTAAAAACTATTATTTTTTTTCCTAGCTCTTTACCAAGGTTTGTAGCAATCTCATCCCTGTTCAAGTTACTATAAAACTCAAATTCAAATCCAACCTTTACAGAGTAAAAGAAATCCCTACTTTTTAAATCCATGATCTATATATTCTTAGAAAGAAAATTACGTACAAAAAAAAAGAGTTTTACTTATGCTGCACAAGTAAAACTCTAATTATAAATTATCTAAAATAGATGTTATTCTACCTCAGCTAACTGAATCTTGAAGGAAGATAAATCAACATTCGAAACTGAGCAGTTTACTGTTTGACCAACTTCATATTCTTTAATAGACTTCATCAATTTTTCTCTTTCAATAAGTCCGTTTAATCCGTTTTCTAACTTAACAAAAGCACCAAATGTTTTTATCTTGGTAATTTCTGCTTTGTATATTTTCAATTGTGTATTTTCCCCAACTACATCAGAAGAAGAATCCTTGAGTTGCTGGATATTTTTAAGCTTCTCGTTAGGTTCACCAATTGACAGAGTTACTCTTTGTGGATTCTTTATATCAACTACAAAGAAGGAAACGTTATCACCAGCTTTGAGATTTTGAAGAGATGCTGAATTAGATTCATCGAAAAGAATAATACCTGTGAAAATTTCATCCCATTCAATAAATACACCATTACCAGAAGCTCCTGTAACTATTCCATCATATTTTTGGGAGAAGGATAGGTTTCGAACTTCATTGTCTATGATTTTTTTCAAGTATTTCTTGAAAGAAACCACAAAAATATCCCTTTTTTGATCATAGATTTCAACCATTACAGTGAGCTCTTTACCAACATAATCTGCAAAATTCATAATGCGATTAGCAGCAGCTAAACTTCCGGGTAAGAAGCATTGTATTCCTGAAAGATCAACCATAAATCCTCCGTTACATACGGAAGTTACTTTTACTTTGAATGCACAATTATCATCTTTAATTGAATTGTGCAATTCATTTTTCAAAGCTTTTTCATATCCAGCAGAAACTGATCCATAAAATGCACCAGAAGGATCTTTATGAACCACTACCTCTAGGACTTGACCTTCAGTCATTTCTATAGCTGGATATCCTAATTTATTAAGGCTTTTTTGTTCCTTTTTAGTATCAATAACAATAGACTGTCCAAATTGGGTTTCTCCTAAAGCAATACCTTTTTCTGTATCGAATTTGCTAATAACAACCCTAGTAGATGTATTATTTTTTAAGTCCTTACCGTGCACTTCATTAACATCTTGAGGTAAAGATCTATCATATAGTTTTTCTAGTACGTCTCTTTCGCTTTCTTCGTAATCGAAATACGTGTAATTTTTCTTTTTCATTAATTTTTTGGTTTGATGTTTTTTCTAGTTGAGTTTCGGGTTAAAATTTCCAATTTTTTAATATTTTTTTACATTGAAAGCTTTTTGTAATTCAGATGGAAGTTCTGGGATAGGATAAACAGGATCTGCAGCTCCAAGGAAGAATTTAAATAAACCTGAAACATCCGCTGCGCTTCTTAAAAATTCATCCATATACACTACATAATAAGTGTTTTTCAAACTCATCCTCCTCCAAGAAGGATGATCGTCGCTCATTATTATAGGATTTATGATGTTTATTACATTTCTTCCTAATAAGACTGTTAAAGGCCAAGGAATCTTTCTTAAAATACTGGAAGATAATTCAACAGCTGGATTCACTATCCCTCCAAGAAGAGGAGATTTTGGAAGGCCTTTAAAATATTTCCAAAATAAACTATAAACTATTCTAGCAGGAGGTGGAGCACCCATCCCAATTAAAGCTTGCTCTATTATATCTGTAGGTCTTGCTTTAGGTATGACAGGAATTTTAGCTATATCCAAAAATTTAGGAATATTAGGTGATTCAGGATTTAGGGTTTCTCTTACCATATTTCTAGCTATCTTCTGAATATCCTGCGGATCCAAATTTGTAAACTTTGGAGAATTGATGTCATCTATTTCAGGAATCAATTGTTCGAGTAGCCCAGAATCTAATGCTGCATCCACAGTTTCAATTATAAAATTTTTAATAACAGCCCCAGGAATAGTTATTTGTACAATACCTCCTAGTCCTTGAGTTTGTGAAACCTGATCCTGCTTAGGAGGGAAAACCGTTGGTATTTCAAAAGCGGATATAGCATTACCAAAACTTCCGTTCAATGATTCTAAACAACAGAAAGGACCTTCAGGATGTGGAAAATCAGAGACTAAAGGTTCCTCAAGATCTAAAGGTCTTTCAGGATCAAAAGGGCCTCTTCTAGAAAGTCCTAATTTTTTAGATATCAGTTTCTTTAAATCCTTTACACGAATAACGAGTATTGGATTTTCTCCCTCATATCTAACATATCTAGAAAAATCCTCCCTTGTATAAGGAATTCTAGACATACCCTCCATAATCCTAAGATACATTGCCGTTAGTAAAGGATTCTTTATCTTAGTTATTTTTAAAGGAGCAGGAGCAACGTTTGTAACTTGAACTGGAGGGAATAAAAGTTGTCCCTGTTTTTCACAATCATCAATAATCGAAAAAGCACCTTTCCTTATCTTCTTTACTACTGAAAATTTATTACCTTTCAATATAATATGAGTAATAGCAAGAGAAGTACTTCTAATTTCTTTTACTAAATCTTCAAATTCCTCCTCCTCCATAATTCTTGGATCTTTCTCCAATTTTAGAAATATCTTATTAGAATTAGAAACGGTAATATTTTCAATAATATATTTTGGTGGGGAGGGAATTCTTATTAATTTTAGAACTTCCCTCATTTCATCTTTAAAGTTTATATTATCACCGCACCTAATAGGAACAAAGCTAGATTTCATATCCTTTAGGATCCTCAAAGATTTTACTATCCCTGGAATATCTATTTTAAGTTTATCTTTATCCTGTGGAAAATATATCGACTTAGGATTAGGTATTCCTGTTTTTAAATAATCTTTAATTACATTCTTTAAAGTGTTCTTTCTTTGTTGTATTATCAGATCTAATTGCTCCCTTTCTTGTTCAACATTAGGTTCAGGAACATCAAGAAGTGCAAACTTTTTATCATGCTCTTTTCTTTTAGAAAGTATAGAATTTTTAAGTTCTAACTCTCTTTGTTGAGCTTCCCTTAAACCGTCTATATTTCCTGGTGGGGGAACACTATCAAATATTTTAGTAAGATTGCTTTGTAAATCTTGTATAATTCTAGAGGGTGCATCCACGTTATCATTTCCAAATCCAGGTAACGGTATTAATTTATCGGGGATTCCGAAAGATAAAATTTGTTTAATTTTTTCTAATGGGTCCTTTAAATCAGGATCGGATTTACGAGGAATAAATCTAGGTCCTCTTATTCCAGTTAAAAACAATGAGCTACCTGTTATGAATTCTTTTAAATATACTAAAGGAGTAGGCATAAACCCACCTATAAAAGGGATGAAAATAACTATCATCCCTAGATTAAAAGGCAAGGGAATTATAATCGGGTCTACTATGGTCCAAATCATAGGTAAAGGAATCCTTATATAAGGAAGTCCATCTACTGGATTAGGAACTGGTATAGGAATAAAAGCAGGGGGTAAATATCCCACTGGCCAATATTTTAATCCAAGTCTGACAGAAGGACCTGGAGATAAGAAAAAACTAGGCTTCTCTATCGGAGGTAATCCATTTGGATAAGGAAGTAGTCCAACTTTAGTGGCATCCTTACAAAATTGTTTCCACCAACATCTTTGAAATATTGTTGGACAATCAGAACTTGGAGGTGAAGAAGTAAGATAGTTAGCAAATTTAAAATCGGATCCTGCAGGACCACAACAGGCAGGAGGGCATTGAACAGAATTATTGTTATCAACATTACCACCATCCCCTTCACCGTTTCCTCCTACACCTAAACCTGCACACTTAAGATCAGAAAATTCTCTAGCTAAGGATTCAGGACTTAAAGATTCCTCGTTCTGAGTTCTTTTTTGTGCAGAAATTAGTATAAATTCCTCTATTTGTTCTATTCTCCTTTTCATGTTGGAATAGTTTTCAAATATTCTTATTCCAACTGCGTCCAGAAGAGGTAAGGTATTTCCTAAAGCGTTCCCCGCTTGTCTAGCAAGAGCCTTTATTTCATTTATTTTAGGTATTATGTAAGTCTGCTTGTTTTGCTGATATTTTGCGTCCCATTTTGGTTTAAAGTTCCCATAAAAGTCAACGAAAACCTCATTAGGTTCACCTTCCGCATTAAAACTACTAGGCCTAAGCTTAGAAGTATCTCTAGCATCGTTATCCCCTCTTTCAGCAGCACTGAAGAAAAGCCAATTTGATGCGGATTTTTCTATAAGCTCCCCATAAAGGATTCCCCTGTTTGAGTTTATAGTATTGATTATAGCCTGTTTAGGGGTATTAGTGTTTAGGACGGTTTCAAAGAAATCGTAGAAATTAGCTACATCAGGAAATCCAGTTTTTATATTTGTAATTTGTAAAAACTGATATGTTTTTAAATAGTCCGTCGAATATTCGCTAAGCAATCCACCATTGCCTGCATGTTCGTTTCCGATTTTTATTTTCTCCTGGTCTGGCTCTGGAACTTCCTGCAAAGGAGTACTAGGTTGGCCATCCATAGAAATTTTACCCGGCTTAGATACCAATTTATAAGGAAGAGGATTTCCAAGATCAGTCATAAAAGAAACTTTAAACTGAAGCTCCCCTATGCTTCTATTAAAATCAGTCTCAACAAACCTAACAGAAAAATCCTTAAGAGATTCTACAAAATCAAATCCCTGTGAAGCGTATTCTCCTATGTTTAGAATAGATTGCGAAGAAAAAACATCCTCGTTTTTTTCCAATTGATCGTAACCCTGTCCATAAAGATCTGAAGATGATGAAGAATAAGGGTCAGCAAAAATATTTTCTAGATCGTTTATGTTAAAGTCTCTACCTGTTCTTTGTTCTAAAGTGTAAATATTAGCATCTTTTTGGTCAACTATTTCATTTTTTTGTTCAATAAGAGAATCTATAAAATTGCTTTCGTTAATAATTTGACCAATAGATAAAACATTTTTTCTAAGTGCTTCTATACCCTCATCGACTCTCCAATCTTTTTTATTAACATCATAAGAAACCAGAGACCTGCCACCACTTATTTTTAAAAGAAATAAACTTTTTAACTGTGTTTTAGAAAGCTTAAGATCGTCAACCCTTAAATCGAAAAGATTTTGGGTAAAAACGTTATTATTAGAAAGGAAAAGACTTTTTAGTGCATCAATGTTTGTCTGTTCTTTTTCAATTTGAGCCGTTATTTCTGTTTCCTGATCAATCAGAGTCAAAATCAAAACTCCTAATTCATAATTAGTGAGATCCCCTCCATTAGATGCTGGAAATCTGTTCTCCCAAGACTGTAATAAGCTTTTTTGATATTCAAAAATTATTTCATAGTGATATAAAATTTCTTCAAGGTTTCTTTCTATCATTTGCCATCTTGCAGTCTCCCTGTTTTTAGCATCTATTTTATTTGCTTTTTCTAAAGCTGAATCTATACAAGATTGAATAGCATCAACATCAACTCTGGGAGGTTCAGGATCTTCCTGGTCTGGATTAATCCCAGAAAAATCATAGGCTGGTGGATCACAAAAATCATCCGCGACATCTTCGAAATCCTGCTTTGTTGATATTATATCCCCCGTAATTGGGTCTTCAGGAAGGCCAGGATCACAATCATCATTTACAATGGGATCATTTCCATCGGGAAAGAAATTTGCATCATATCCATCTTGTCTATCAGATCTAAATCCACCAAGTCCTAAAAAATCACCATTAGAGTCAAAATCTGGAATATCTATGTCCAATAAATCCAAATCTTTGAAATCACATTTCTTAGAATTTTTTAGCTGATCTTGTAAAACACGATTTATATCACTTAAAGCTTGATCATTAGTGATTGAAGGTCCCCCTAATTTTACGTGGGCAATTTTTTTACCCGACATAATAAACACCAATGGAACCTTATATCCTAAAACATTAAGTTCTCTTTTTTTCCTGGATCCTGAATTAGAAGGTTTACCAAGAATTAATGGATCCACGTTATCAAATAGGGATTCATTGGTTTTTTCTAGAAAATCGGGATCTTTCTCTTGTAGATATTTAACTATACCCTCTGAAGATATTTTCCTATCATTTTTAAGAGAAGATAAATTGGAACTAACTCCTAAATCTTCAGATACAAATGTTTTCTGTTCAAGAACCCCGGAATTTTTTAAATCGTTATAAAGCCTCGAATTTTCTTTTTTTAGAGATTCTAAGAGTATTTGGGAGTACAAAGAGTCTCCCTCGTATTTACAAGCAAGACCTTCAATATCTGATAAAGGAATAGGAGGCGGTCCAGGTTCTAAACTTTGTATTAGTGCCTCTACCTCTTTCTCAGATTTTTCAAGTTCCTTATTAAAACCCTCGTCAGATTGTAGATCTTCGTATGGTATTTCTAGCTTCTCCCCAGTTATAGTTTGCACTACCTCCTCTGTGGTAAGATTTTGGAAATCTTTACCCAGTAATTCATCTATTCTTGATTCTATACTATTGTCTGCCATATTATCCTCCAGTACCTCCAGTAGCAGAATTAGGTAAAGAAACCGGCTGACTGTTTTGTGCAGGAACAGTCGGAAGATCAGGAGAGTTCTCCCTAGTTACTCTTACAGTTTGGCTAGTAGCAAGTTGCTCGAAACTTTGGGCTAATGTTGAATTAACACCAGGAGTAACTGGCAACTTGGCATCAACTGCTATAGCTAATTTTTTAAGAAAATCCCAAAGAGGCTCTGCACAAATTGCGGAAAAAACAGGAGAGTGCCCAAGATTAGTTGTTTTTCCGTCCATCCATACCTCTTCTGAAGAATGCTTTATCCTAGTAACTGCAGTATTCTCTATCTCTTGGTCAGCATACTTAGTTATTTTACCTCCTTTTAGCTCAATAGACGAAGTATCATCAGCATGAGTGATCAATATTGAGTTATCGTTTCTAATTATAATTTTAGACTCCTTTAAATCGATTACGAGACCTTTTTCTACCGTGTAGTAAATTTTTAATCTCTCAATACCATCATAGATTAAAGAATGAGCTCCATCATAACTTGCTCTAATTTCCTCTATCAAATCAGGAGACAATTCCTGAACTGCTTTGTATTCAGGACTGTAATAATTGCCGTTGTTGAATTGAACATGCACAACAGATCCAAGTTTAGGTACAGACATTCTTCCTGATCCTCCTCCTAAACCATAACTCATATCAAATCTTTGATGAGACCAGGGGAGATCTGCATCTTCTACCCCGTCATAAACACCAAAAACTCTTATTTTAGCTCTACCTTTAAATTCCGGGTCTTTATTATCAATAACAACTCCCAGAAAGTGAGCTATTTCCATGTTACTGTCTATGAGATGACCTCTAGTTATGTATGTCATACAAATTTATAGAATTTTAGAACTACAAGTTTCTTTACTCCTCTGTAGGATATATCTTACCAAGATTTTGATTGCTTATTTGAGAAGGTTTATCATAGACATTAGCTATAACTGTAGGATATCTTCTACCCGGTAATCCTAGATCCGAACCAGGAACATTATTATAAACATCCCCTATTGAAGACCCCTCTGAAGTGAAATTTCCTTCAGAATTTAAAGAACCATCTATGGAAATAGCATCAGCATTAGCACCAGCAATATTAGAATAGTTAAAGCTTCTACCCGAAATATTATTTTCATCTACAGGTCTTGAATTAGCAATACTATCCTTTTCATAAACTTTTCCAAGATCCTGTTCTTTTATTATGGGAAATTCATATTCTTTAGCAACTATTCTAGGGTATTCCCTTCCTCTTGGTCCTAGATCTTTCCCTGGAACATCATCATATAAATCTATATCTCCGTCGGGGGTTTTATAGACTCTTAAAAGAGCTCCAAGATCTTCACCAGGAACTCCAAGATATTCATCTTTTGGTGGTGGGGTTGAATACATTCTTTCAGAACCTCCTAGATCAGGTCCAGGAACAGAAGGATAAACATCACCTTTAGGCTCATCATAAATTCTTCCAAGAGGACCAGAATCTTTCCCAGGAACTTCTGGATATTCATCCCCTGGTGGTGGTGTTTTATATTCTCTATCCTGCCCTCCTAAATCAGACCCAGGAACATCTGGATAAACATCACCCTTAGGTTCGCTATAAACGCGATCTATGACACCAAGGTCTTTCCCAGGTACATCCTTGTATTCATCACCTGAAGGAGGTGCACTATATTGTCTCAAGGGTAAACCTAAATCCGACCCAGGAACATCAGGATAAACATCTCCGCTAGGTTTTGAATAAACTCTTTCAGGAACACCCAAGTCTGCTCCAGGGACGTCACTATATTCATCGTTATTAGAAACAGAAGGATATTGTCTTTGTGGAACACCTAAATCAGGACCAGGGACTGTGCTATAAATATCATCATTAATTGTTGGATAAACCCTCTGTGGTACTCCTAGATCGTTTCCTGGTACGTTATTGTATTCATCAGAATTTAAAGATGGATATTGTCTTTCAGGTACTCCAAGATCGTTTCCTGGAACTCCTCCGTAAACATCACTATTAATTGTCGGATAAACTCTTTGGGGTACTCCTAAATCAGCTCCTGGTACATTTCCATATTCATCAGTAGAAACAGTAGGATATTGCCTATCGGGAAGTCCTAAATCAGATCCTGGTACATTATTGTAAACATCGTCCTGTAAATTAGAACCCCCTCCTGAATTAGTGGGTAAAACATTACCTAGGTTCTGTCCCGGTTGAGATGAACCATTCGGATAAACATCAGAATTTATTGTGGGATATTGTCTTTCAGTCGGTCCACCTAATCCTCTTGCTTGTGGAGTATTATCCTCGAAAGGATTAGGAATTCCATTTTGAATTGTATTAATTAAACTCTGTGCACTTGATAAAGCTTGTCCAGCATTAATTCCTCCTAATCCATAGATGTTACCAAGAAGAGCTCCTTGAACAATCGAAACTCCTTGATTTGTTAAATCTGCTACAGTGTTGTTTATAAAGTTAGATGCTAATTCTGCAGCGAATTGTCCGGCATTTGGGCCAGATTCTAAGAAAGCATCCCCTATTCCAGCAGAATTTACATAATCTGAGTTTTGGTAAGGAGACGTAGGACTTCCCCAAACATCAGATATAACCATACTTTTAATATTATCATTTTTCTGTATTACATCTGCTAACTGGTTAAACTGTATCTTATGATCTTTAACCCTTCCAACGTGAATTTTAAACTTAGAAGAAACTGGTGCACCTCCTTTGTTATCTATTGATGAATAAGAAGGGAAGGTCTCATCGAAATCAAATTCGCAATGATCAAATTGGTAAATAAAAGCATATGGCCCTAAAGTGTAAGATCCGAATTTATCGTTACCTGGATCCTCAACGTTCGTCGATCTCTGAAGAAGACCGTCTGTATTGTTTAAAAGTCCCGTTTGGGTATTAAAGCTATCTAAGAAATTGGCTGCTTGTGCAACTGATGGGATTTGAAAAGGATTTAAAATATCATTAATACCATAAGTAAGCTGGATATTTCTTATCTCTGTTACGATAAGCCACATACGGAATTTTCTTAGATTTTCAGGCAACATTACTCTATGATATGTGTAATCATAGATTGCTTTCCTGTAAAGCTCAGATAATCCAAAAATTCTCATATCAATAGATTCTAGACAATCTATTGTTAAGGTGCCAGCTCTTTTAGGAGCTCCCCCTTTTTTATGATAGTTTTTTATGTCAGTTTTTAAGAGTTGATCTAATCCACTAACAGACTGAAAATAATAAGGACAATTCCTATTAACAAAATCCAATCCTCTTTTAAATGCCTCCAACATTTCTTGTCTTTTCACAGATCTTTGAAAAAGAAACTGTTGAGCACCCATATATGCTAAGGGAGGATTAGAAGGAAAGAATCCATAATTGGCTCTGCTTTGTACTTTCCCTTTTGATCCATAAAAGAAATCCTGACTAGTTCCAAACCCAGAATTGGTAAAATTTTCTATATCGCTACTAATTCCAGGGACATCCGCAGGATTTCTTCCACTTCTTAGAGCATCTAATGTTCTTGCTTCTAAATCTTGAATATCACGATTTATATTACTAGAACCACTTTTAGAATAGGATCTAAAAAGAGGTGAGGGAGCTAAAAAAGTTTCTTCGTCGATTAAAGAATTATTTCCAAAATCGAACATAAACTTAAAATAAATGTAAGTTGGGTCCTCTTTTTTACCATGCTTAGTACTGGATATTCCTTTTAAAAATTTCTCCCTTTGGAAGTCTATTTTTCTATTTAAGATATCCCCAGTTGGTAAAACGTTACCAGCTAATCCTGAACCAAAATCTGATATAAAATCTGCCATTTTATTTTCTTATTTGCCGAAGATATCATTTTTGATACTTCCTATATCTTCCTGTAAAGCTGAAGATGCGTTTTCTACCAAATCATTAAAGTTAGGATCATCCTCTTTAGGATTAAGCGTTGAAGGATCTGAAGCAAGTCCAGGATTAAGAGTCCATTGTTTTTTACCTAATAAAAGGGTCTGGTGCATACCATCTTTCTTATTGTATTCAATGGTAAATCCAAGAACTACATAATTTCCAGACAAGAAAGCATTTGGTATTCTTTTATCTGGAGGTGGAGCCAAGGATGTTCCGTCTCCTCCTGCAGCAGTATATTTAGAATCTCCGGATATTGTGCTACTACCTTCTTGTACTATGTTTACTGGAAAAGTCTGTCCTCTATAAATAAAAGGTGTCCAAGCTCTATTCTTTACTTTTAATAAAACTTTGTAACTGTCATTTCTATTTAAAATATTTTGAACTTGAGCTTGATGAAAATTTTCATGAATATTTTCAAAATACAAAGTTCCAGCATAGGTATTTTTAATCTCTTCCCTATAAACGGATTCTCCCATCCTTCCCTTATTTAAGGCATCCCTTGCACCTAAGTCTCTGTTAGTTACAGACTCTATTTGATAGCTAACAAACTTATTTTTTGGCTTATCCGAATTCAAATTTGAATCGTAAAACTGTATATTTTGAAAATATCCTAAATCGTTGTTAATTTGTCCGGCATTATGTTCCAAAGACATAGCAGTAATAAAAAGAGGAGATTTACTATAACTTGTTTGGTTTGTCAATAATACAGGAAATTCAACTTCAGCTGTTTCTGCTCCAGGGGCTAGATCAGTCATATAATCTGCACCATAAGCCATCCTGATAGTTTCTATAGTTGAATTTTGTTCATCGAACTGTTTTTTAAGATTAACAAGATTTAAATTATAATATTGATCGATCCAACAATCAAAATAATCCTGTTCACCCAGCCAAGATCCATTAACTATAAGTTTTATTGCTTCTTCATATTCAGTGCTAGGAGAAATCCAAGTCATAGAATCATCAGTTTTTGCCTCGTTTGAGGCATATCCTAAATTTAATTCTTCTGCAATTTTTATTAGTGCATCAGAGCTATTTCCTTTATATGCTTTCGATATATGCTTATATAATTTTGGAATTCTAACCTCGCCTTTTACTGTATATGTTTGGAATCTTCCAGTAGAAGGCTCAAAGTTATTTTCATCATTAACAGTATTAGCTCTAGAAAAAGGGGAAATGACTTCAGTTACAATAAAATCCATCCTAATCGGTTTAAACATCTCACCGAAAGCTCTGATATAAACAGAAAATATATCTCCATCTTTAGGAAAAGACGTGAACATAAACCTCTCATCTATGGTTTGGAATCTAAAAATAGCGGAAGGTTTGAATCCAGTTAAATCTAGTTGAAAATAATTTAGTCCTTTTACTATAACACTGTTTATCCTAATTAGTGGTTCGGCCATACCAAACCACTTTTTCTGGATATTATTCGATTTTTCGTCGTTTACTTGAGTGTTACCCTCTTGCGAAGATGTGTCTACCACAGAAAGCTCATCCAGAAATATATCTGGATTTCTGTATTGAAGAATTGCTTTTCTTACATTAAATTCTGCCATTTTTATCTTCTAAAAATATTTTTCTGTGCAAGTTTAGTTTTAATATCAGTCACTGAAACATTCTTCTTAGCTTTAGTCCTACATTGTCCTATATCTGGACCAAATAAAAGTTTTCCGTCTGCTACCAATATTTGTTGTTGTCCCTCTTGTAAGAGATTAGTAGGAAGAGGTACATCAGCAAGATTAGATATATTCTTAGAGTTAAGATATTCTAATCTTTCCTGGCTAACTTGTGATATTTTCTCTTGTAATTCCTTTCTGAACGATTTTGCTTTCTGTTTTTGATTAGTAAGGGATCTTCCACTATTAAATAAATCTCTCACCATCGTTTCTCCAGGAACAGCAAGAATTTCACCAGTCTTGACACTCAGAGGATTAGAAATATTATTTACTTTCAATAAACTTCCCAATTCTGCAGTATTACCCATATAGGTCAAAGCAACCAAATCAGATCTCATTTGGGTTTCCTCAGTTACTATCGCAATAGTCCTGAGAGTATACCTTATATTTTTAGGATCCCAAGAAGGTGTAAGCAAATCAAGGGATTGTATTTTCGTTTTAGGATTAACGAAAAAAGGTTTAGAGTCTATTATATCAATCGAAAGCATATCCTTTTATTTAATTACTAGTGTTTCCTAAATTATTATTTGGGGCTCCTTGTAGGATAAGAGAGTCTAAGCTTTGTTCGTTTACTTTCAATCCAGAAGTATTGATATAAGCTTCCGTAGATTCTCCGCTTTCTACTAATTGTCCTAAGTATAATCTTCCGTTACCTCTATTAAACATTGATTCCCAATCCCCTCTGTGTCTTTGTCTTCCTGGAGAAAGGGTAAAATTAGCGGTAAGCTCAGTTGGGAAATCATCAGGTCCTAGGTCTTCGTTAAAACTTATCTTCACATTAGTACAAACTAAATTCCCGATCATTGCTATAGGATTTAATGGATTTCCTACCACTAAATGCCATTCACCTACTGGATATCCACTCAACATAATAGGTTGATAGTAAACTTTTCTCAAGAACAGGTCGCTTAGCATAACTGCAATAGAGTTATAAAATTTACCATCCTTTGGAATTCCTTTACTTGGATCAGCGATGAATTGCTTTATTTCGTTTGTTGCTTGTTCTATATCACTTTTTAAGGATCCTTCTGCAGACTGAATATTATTTACATTCTGTTCAGAAAGGATATTTGAAACCTGGTCTTTTATGTAACCTATAGGATCAACTATAGATTTAGCATATCCTTTCGCCCCACCGGGGAAACCAAGACCCACGCTAGTTTGCTCTAATCTAAGCTCAGGAGATAAAAATTGGCCATAATCAGTACCAATAGATAATAGGTTCGTCATTAAATCCAAGAATAACATCTTTGAATTTATCGATCCTACTGAAGTGAGATTATATTCAAATGTTAAAGTGAAAGTTGATTGGTCGTCACCACCAGTGAATCCTTGTTTTCTTGTCATCATCTTATTAACAGTGTTGACATTAACAAAGATTTTTTTAGAAAGTGGCCCGTCTCCTGAAGTAGCTCCATCTAAGAGTTTTCTTCTCAAAACGTTTATATTCTTCTGAGGTGCTGTAAATGTTCCAAGAAGCTTATCTACCGATTCAACATCTATATTACTATTACCGCTGGAGATAAAAGATTTAATAAGATCCCCAAAAGGAGAATTCATAAGTCCAGGATCTCCAGTTTGTTCATTCTTTAAAGGCTCCTGTGTGTCATAGCTAAAATTAAGTCCAGTTGATATGCCTAATATGCTATTTAAATTATTATTAGTTCCCTCCCCAAAATATGTCACCGCTTGAGCAACAGGGAGAGTAGTATTTTCACTAGCATTTCTGTCTTCTAACCTCTGTCTTAATCCCCCTACATCTGCAATTTCGTAAGTAACCTTTCCGTTTGCTAATTTTATATTTCCCGGATTAGGAGGTAATATTCTTAAAGAATCTAAAGTTGGATAAGGAAACCTTCTAAGAGTTATCATCCTGTTATTAGGGATTATCCCATAATGTTTACAAAAAATAAAATCTTTCACGTTGTAAACTTGACCTCGATAAGGACTGTTAGGATCCATAAAAGCAGGGGTTGTACCCGATCCCCACGTTCCAGAAACAGTGTCTATTATCATTTTTGCAGTGGGGTTACGAGAAACTCTTGGTGTTATTTCTTGTAGATATTCAGTCGTTTCTGATAAATCATATCTAACTTTTTTGCCTTGAGTGTTTTTACCTAAAACATAATATGCAAATAATCCAGAATAAACACCGTCTGAAGTGGCAGCATCATAAAATAAACTTTTAGGAAGATCGTTTAGTTCGCTAAGTTCATACGTAGCAAAAGTTTTATCGGCAGCAGAAACATAAATTCCAGATGCAAACCTTTGTACTGTAGAATCTACTATACTTCCCCCAGAAGATGCTCCACTAATTCCTGTCCTAATTGAATCTGTAGTAGGTATTCCCATACTGTATATACCCCTAAGTTTATTCCTTTATTAAAACAACCTCACAGAAATCACATTCAAAAATTGTTGTGATTTTTTGTTTTAATAAAGAAATAAAAGGATCAGTTGGATCATCATAAATAACAACTAACGAAGTCCCGGAAGAAACTTTGGATTTGGAGCTTAAAATCTTTTTATAAAGCCATTCCTCGAAAATAAACTGCCTAACTTCATTCATATTTGAAGGGGAAAGATTATTCTGTTTAAACCAAGAATTAATATCAATAGAATAAACATCACAATTCTGTGACTGGACAGCTTTGATCTTGTCAGATTTAGTGACTATGAATGATTTAAAAAACACCAGAAAAAATTAGTCGTTTTTTTTGTTAGTATTTCTTTGCTCAGTTAAATTTCTGAGGTGTATTAATTTCCCAAGTGACTTGGAAGAAGCTTCATTTTTTTTGATCTTATCTTTTTTTAGAAGCCCCATTTCTTTTGCTAACTTTCTTCTTTCTTTTCTATTCGGTAGATTCATTTTCTTGAGATTTTTTGTTGAAAAGATCTTTAAATGTTTTTATAAATAAAGTACTGACTAACGAGTCTTCAAGATCTAAAGCTTCATCAACAGAAATAAGCTCAAATTTTGAATCCTTTTCGGAGGTAGATCCGTCCGTTGTTTTCTCTTCTGAAACCAAAGAGGTGATGTTAACCGAAAAACAAGGATTAGAGTTTATGACTAATTTGGAAGTATAAAGAGTTCCTAGAAAATTCCATCTCTTTAAATCCTCAACAATAAATCCTGATTCCTCTTTTAATTCCCTAACTGCGGTTTGGAATATATTTTTATCTTCGTCATCTTGAGAACCTGTGATTAAAGTTTTGGAAATCCCTCCTGGTCTCTGATCTAATATTTCGCTTAAAACTCCTATCTGTTTTGGATTTCCATCTTTATCCAAAGTGTAAGGCATTATTATAACGCCAGGATTAATTTGGCGTATATAAATTTTACCATCTATCTCTACACTTTCGGTGTTTTTAGTCTTCCGAAGAGATATCGTTTCCGCTTTTTCGAATATTTGCATGATTACCTTTATATATCTCTCTGATATTTTGTCTTAAGCTATCTTTAATAATTTCTATATCAAGATCGCTAACTACAAATTCAACAATCTCCTTATCTGCATCATCGAAAGAGGAGGTTAAAACATTATAGAGATTTTTGGTAGGCAGATTTAATTTTAATTTTATTCCGACCTCTACCCAATTAGGTTTCTGTTTTTCCAAAAGTGAAGTTATAGGATTAACAGAGCTAACAGCCACTGAAGAGTTATCTACAATCATCACGTTCCTATTTCCTACCTGTTTTGTTTGTCCAGTAGTTTTAGTTGATTGTGGTAATTGTTTATTATCCGGTAGATCTTTTACCTGATCTATCTGAATCATATAATCGTTCAATAGAGAGTAATTTATCCGTGAACCGTCTTTAAAATTAACCCAGATAACCCCAGTAGTTGGGTCTTTAAACAAGCTATCATAATCACAAATAATCCCATCGTTATCTCCCTTCATCCATTTATACGAAAAAGGACTCAGCTCTTTATCAAGAACCTCTATATCGATTTCTTCTATATTTTCCATCTTAGGTTTTTTTCTTATTATTTTTTCTAGAAGATTCCACATCTTCGACAATTTTTATTTCGGTGTATCCAATGTTAGAAAGATAATTTATCCACGAAGGTAAATCTTTTTCTATTATCCAAGAGTTTTCAAATTTTTTACTTCCAATGCTATTAACTATTAAAATATGATCTAAGTCTTGATCCTTATGTCTAGTTATCTCTATGACTGAGGATGACTTATTTGATTTCTTACTAAAAACGGCTTTTAATCCTTCATTAATAATCATAACATGCTTCTTAGATTATACGCATCTTTATTTGGATAATTTCAGAAAAATCACAAGTACGTCTTAAATCTGTATTCTCTATCAAAATATGCAATTTCTTCCTCCGTTTGTTTAGTGATAATGATACAATTCTGTCCGTATGAAATAGACGAAATATGCAGAGAGTTTTTTATCCCGCTAAACTCTTGGTTTATCATGTCTATAAATTTTGAGCTATATTTTATGGCATCAAATAATCCTATTTTATACCCATAGACACTTGAATCTGATCTCCAATAATTGGTTTCTATATCTTCAATTATATAAATTCCTCCATAATCCAAAAGATTAGAAAAAAGATATTCAAAGGTTTCTATTTGATGTAAAGGGTGATGACTTCCATCATCTATTATAAATTTACAGCTTTCAACTATATCCTTTACCTTAGAAAGATCATCAATATTGCTCTGATCTCCTTTTATAACATTACATCCGTCTAGATATCCCTCAACATTTATATCCATACAGTAAACATCTGCATATGGAAAATATTCTTTCCACATTCTAACAGAGCTCCCTGTGTGATATCCTATCTCCAACATTTTAAACCTCTGGTTTCTTAAGCTTTCTAAATACCTAGGATAAAAAAAGTGATACCCATGATAAGTTACTTTATCAGTCTGGTTTTTTTCAGAAAGTGTGTAAAAATCTTTCTCTTTTATCGAATTTTCCATTTTTCTTGAAATATTGTTTGTGATCCTCCTGTTAGTCTATACATTTCTTCATTAGTTTCTACTACCCTCTCTGTTGTTTTTCCTATGTTTTTATCGTGGTGTATAACTACTGAATCTGTGACCAATGCATGATTTATTCCCTTATCGTAAAGAGTCATAGCATAGTCATTATCACAAAACCAATGATAAAATCTTTCATCAAGATCTCCAATTTTATCATAGATCTCCCTTTTGTGAACTATACACCAGCCAGATATTTGCTTTCTGATTTCGTATCCCTTAAGAATCCCGCTATGAATTTCTATCCCATACATAGGTTGTGTTATTGGACATATAGGAGAGAAAGAAATTATCCCAGGATTTTCCCTATTAGCTTTCAATATTTCAGAAAACCAATTTTTCATAAATTGTAAATCGTTGTTGCATAAAGCAACCCATTCAGATTCTCCTTTTTTTCTCCCGAAATTTAAAAACTTATGATAACCGTAAGGGAGGGGTGCATTGTAAGTAGCCACATTAGTAGGAAAATACGTTTCCCATTTAATTTCGGGAGATGATTCAACTACTATAACATTAAAAATATTAGGATCTTCCTCTGAACGAAAAAGACTTTCGATGCAATTCAACGTTAGATTTTTACAATATTCATCCTTAGCATAACTAATTATTACTACGTCTAATTTGTGCACAGCGGTATAATTTTTTTCTTCTTACCTTTAATACTATTTAAAAAATCAAAAGTTCCAGATTTATTTACCTAGAATGTTGATCTAGAAAAAAACTAAATCCCCTTAGCTTTAATGCTTAGATAACCTCCATGATGCCTTTTAGCATAATCGTTTTTATTAAAATTTTTAGATCTCATAAGATCTACTACAATTAGATCTGATATTACTGACATACATGTGGTAGATGTTGTAGGGGTTAATCCTAAAGGACATATCTCTTCAACCTTACCGAACTCAAAAACATCAGAACATTTGAGATTCAAATAAGGATTAGTTTCCCCAGTTATTACAAAAATAGGATTTTGATATTCCAGTTCATGCACTAAAGAAATTAGTTCATGGATTTCTCGGGTTTTCCCGGAGTTAGTAAAAAGTATAAGGACATCTTTAGGTTGGATGATGCCAAGGTCACCGTGCTGGGCTTCCGATGGATGCAGAAAAATAGAAGGGGTTCCTGTAGAAGAAAGGGTTGTTGCTAGAGTGTGTGAAATCTGTCCAGCTTTACCCATACCTGATGTAATAATTTTAGAGGAGCCGTCTAGACTTCTTTTTATACATCCAATGAATTCTTGAAGTCTATCAAGGGGGATTTGAGCAATAGCTTCAATTTCTTTCGATACAAGATCTTTATACATTACAATTCATTTTTTCTTCTACCATCTCTTTTAAAATTTCAGATAATGTTATAGTCGATTTCCATCCGAGATTTTTTTGTGCTTTTGTTGAATCTCCTATTAATAAATCGACCTCAGAAGGCCTAAAGTATTTAGGGTCCACATCAACAATAATTTCCCCTGTATTTTTATATTCTCTGTTATAAAATCAGCTTTAAAATCGCTATTAGCCTTTATTCCTCCAACTTTAGCAGCACATAGAAAAACTATGTCGGGCTTATTAAAATGGAGATATGATAAGGTTTCTTCCCTATTAGAAAGATCCACATCAGATCTTTTAGGAGCAAGTATTCTGTAATTCGAATATTTTTCTAAACATTTATTATAAAGATTGCTTCCTACTAATCCAGAGGATCCAAAAATACAAAGAATCATAACGATATTTATAAATTATATAAAATGTATTAAAGATAGTTCCTCCTATAACGTGAATTATTTGTACATATAGACAGTAAAATCGTTTTTTAGATAGTCGTGTCTAAATGTAAAATTCTTACATAATGATGAAACAATAGGTAAAGCCTCTTCTATTTTGGTATATTTCATTCCGATTTCTCTATTGCCCTCGCTTAGGTCAGAAAGGAAATTAAAGGCTAATCCTTTTTTGGAAATTTCATACATTTTTTTTATGCAATCATTAGTATTTTTTTCCCATTCATAATCAAAACAAAATATTCCCGATGCAAAAACCCAGTCATATTTCTCGTCGATTGAATATATTTCACAATTTTTAAAATCCCTCCCTGGGTATTTATTTTTAGCCTTGTCTATTGCAGATGCTCTCAGATCTATACCAGTATAATTTTGAATATATTTACAAAGATCCCCGTATCCACACCCAACATCTAATACCGTATCGTTTTGGTTGTATCCTCTAATCTGTAGGAGTATTTCAAATCTACTATTTTGAGAATGTATCGATCCCCATCCAAGCTGGTTTACCTCTTTATCTGACGTAAACATTGTTAAATACTTTTTATCGATATCAAATTTTAAATTTTGTTTTGATTTCATTGTTAAATTTATCTTCTAAAATTTGCCACTTACTTCCTATTTCAATTTCTGCATTCCAGTTGTTATGCCAATGCCAACTGAATACCCCCTCATACATCAATTTTGAACTCCATTCTGTTTTTTTGAAAGGATAAAGAATAAAATTAACTAATTCCTTATATTCGGGGTCGTTGTTTTTTTGTTCCTCTGTTAATTTAATTTGCCACTCAGTATTAAAGAACGCACAAGGGAAAACTGTCCAATCCTTATTATAAGATCTAACTTTTTGATATAAAACTGTTGACCAATTAACAGTTCCAGAATAAACTTCACCTTTTGCTATTTCTTTTAAAAGATCTTTAGAAAGTTTACTACCTTTAAACATCCTCATCACCGCACCATTTATCATTTCTTCTTGGAAGGACCATTTATACATAAATTCTTGATCAAGAATAGGGGAGAAATCCCTTAAAAAAACGACATCAAAATCTACGTATAATCCTCCATAATTATGCAAAACCAAAATTCTGAAAAGATCCCCCGCAGAATAGTTTAAGTCGTCTTTTACTAGAAGAACATCTAACCTCCCTTCCAATTCAGTTCCTCGTGCTTCTTTGATAGGATCCCATATTTTAAAATTTATATAAGGGAGAAAAGGCAACAAAAAATGATTCGACCTTAGGTCTACATTTGACCATATGTTTAATCGTGTATTCTTAAGATCTTGAGTACAAAGATATGATTTTATAGATAAAATTTGTTTTCTCTCGAATGGTAAACCGACATTCCAAAACATGTGATATTCAGTTATTTCCTTGCGAACAGATGTCTTAATTTGTCTACAATACTCCACACATTTTTCTACATTATAATATAGGTCGTGGTGTGTTTCTTCAGTAATGTGTAACATATTTAGCTAAAGTTTTTTTAATGTAAAATTCAGTTTTTATTCCCAGAAAGCTGATTGCTTGTTCAACTTCTTCCGAATTAACAGTAGATTGATCTAAACATTCTTTCTTGATTTTGTTTACTATGGGTTTATTTCCAGTTAAAGATTCTAAAATGTCAACAATATCATGAACCTTCAAAGCTTGCACCCCGCCAACATTTAAAATTTTATTAGGTTCAAAGTTTTGTATGATATACTCAACAATACTCCTAGCGTCATCAACGTCCAATATACTTCTTTTTGTGTCATAAATTTGTATTTCATCTCCTGACATTATCTTACCAAGAATAAAATTTATAAGATTTCTTTTGCATCCGCCAAAGCCAACAATTTGGGGAAGTCTAAATATCCAATAATTAATCCCTAATCCTTGTATGATTTGTTCCATTTCTTTCTTGTGTAAGATATATGGTGAAGATTGGGTTAATATTGAAACAGAACTGAAATAAACAAGAGGAACACAAGCGTTCGATTCTATTACCTTTAAAAGGAGTTTTTTTTCTCTTTCAAATTCTTTCTGGTCGGTTTCTGAAGAGTCTGAAACTCCGGAAGCAAAAACAATAACATTGTCAATTCCTTGGAACTTTCTTGCCAGTAGACCATTTCCTATAACCATAGATCTAATTTTTTTGAACTAAAAGACAATCCCAATAATTAAGTCCCTGTTCTCCTGAAATTCCCTTGTGTTGTTCTATACTGTACTTAACAAAGTTGTAAAAGCCAAGTTTTATTTTCAATTTATCATGGTATAATTGATTATTTGGAAAATATGGATTCATTCCTCTAAAATCGTGATACTCGATACTTATTTGTCTAGAAATTGGATAATGTAAAGATTCTAATAGACCGTATTCTGCCCCTTCGATGTCAATTTTAATCAGCTCTATAGAATTAATTGAAAATTCGTCTTTAAGATCATTGAGGGTCACAGTTTCAATCATGATATTCCCCTGTTTTTCAACGAAGGAAACATCATGCATTGTATTAACTGAACTAAATGCGTCAGAGTCATTATATATGGTGAATTTCAAAGGCTCTTTAGATTCTTCTGTGGTTATTGCCTTGTTTACAAAATAGAAATTAGGATGATCGGGAATTTGTGAAATTTTAGGATTTGGATCTACTGCTAAAACTTTCATTCCTTTTTCTAGCATGGCTTTTGAAAATAGGAAGTCTACCCCACATCCCAGATCTAAAACCCACCCACCTTTTTCTAAAATTTCTAAATCAACAGAATGCTCATAAATGGTTGTAATCATTTTTAATCTATTAATATTTCGTCTAACCGGATATTTTGAGTGCCGAATATATATTCAATTATCGGTTTGCATAGATGAATATTTTCAGCAAAAGGTCTTAAAAAGTTACAGATCACATATTCGTTATTAATTAATTTATTTTTATCTATATTCCACCAAGATCTGTCTATCCAATTGTCCCGTATATCAACATCCCTTTTTATTTCATTAATTCTATCTTTTGTTGGGGAAAATCTATTCATTAGTACTCTCATCAAAGATTCATCAGAGAATCCATCTAATCCAGATAAATCCGGATGGTTATTAACAGATTCTTTGTGGTCATAATATCTAATATTACACCACGTATCAAATAGAGATTTGTAGTTTAGATTATCTGGATTTATTAATTCCTTGAAGAGATATGATTCCCCTGTAAGGTTACTCGTAGGAAATTTACCCTCGTCAAGTGTCCCGTTGTAGATCTCAGAGCCAACCCTGAGCATTTTTCCAAAATCCCTCTGAGATAGGATTCTGTGTACAAATTCAGATTGTAGTGGAATAGTATCTATATCCTCTATCATACACACATCATCACCAAATTGTCCAGCTAATATATGTCTGTACATTTTTGCTTGGTTGGGAGTAGGTATATTAGGTTGAACGGGGAATAAATAAACCTCACCATATTTTTTAAGCCTTTTTACGATCTCATCATTTTCTTTTCTGTCCGTTACAAATGCTAAACACACCTTTACTTCCGGAAAATATTTATTCCAAGACTTAACCACTATAGGCCAGAAATTTTTAAAATCAGAATCGTCTGAGCTAACAATAACTCTATTAAACATATTTTTTTAGTATTTTTAAAATGGGTTCCTTGATCATTTCTTCCTCTTTTTGAAAAAATACCTCTATACCATTTTTTTTGAAAATCTCTAGGTCTAAGTATTTTTTTCCAGAAATGCCAGAAATATAAGTAGAAGCTTCGAATTTTAAGCATATGTCCAAAATTCTTTCGCTTGCTTTTAATTCAGTAGGGTAATCGGATAATATTTCGGTATCGACTTCAATAATATCACATATTTTTTTGATTATATTAGTATTGGTGTCTTTTAAATCATGACCTATGAAAGGATCAAATTTTTCTAAAATCTTTTTGTATTCGGGAAGTGATTTTTTTATTCTTTCCCAATCATCGGTTGGGGATAAATATTTTTTTGTAAATATTGGATCTAGTCCTCTATTAACAGAAATAGTATACCATTTATCGTCCATACTAAATCTATTCTGCAGATTGTTCTTCTGAAATTGTGACTGATTCAAAAGAATAAATTTTTGGGATTTTTCGACTTTCTGAAAAAAAGGATACCAGGGGAAAAAATTAGGCTGGTGTATAGAAATAGTCATTACTTTATGAAATATTTTTTAAATTCACTCATAATTCCCTCAACAAAATCTCTACGAACATGTCTCGCATCTTCCATATAAACAGCTTCTCTATTACTATTTGATGAAATCTCAAAGCTATGGAAATAATTGACTATATCTGGATATTCTTCCTGTATTTGTCCAGCTACGGTTCTTAATATAGATTTACTTTCAGTATTTGCAATTAAATGGTCTAAATCTCTGAAGGTCATTCCTAGGGGAACAGGAGAAACAGTTAAAATTATACGACAATTAGGATTTATATTTTTTAGTATTTCAACAATCTTTTTCACATTATCGTAATTTTCATTGAATTTAGTAGGTCGAAATACGCACTCATGTCCACCTCCTCCAGCATAACCCGGTGTGGAACATATTGCGGAGTTTCCATTAAAGAAAACTTCTGTAAGTCCTAAAGTTATTACTAAACATTCAGAGTTTAAAATTCCAAATTTTATATCCTCGTTTAATTTATTTATTTTTTTCCAAAGATCCTCTTTCGTATCACCAAATACACACCTTCTGTAAGGGTCTTGCCACCTATTACCCAGATCCCAAACATCATCCTCTTTCTGTACAAATTCACCGGTTATTCTTTGAAATTCATATAATATAGTATATGTGTTATACCATATCAATCTTGGCTCTGGTGTTGAGCTTGTCTCCTCTGGAACCAATACATTATACGAATTTCTCATGAGAAAATCCTTTATCTCAAGTGCAAAACAGCTACCTATAGTGAAAACTTTTGTGTTTACATCGATGAATTTATTAGATTCCCTTTTAATTGGATTACTTTGTAGATCCTGGGTCAAATCCCTGCATTTTTTCATATTCCATTTTTATTTTATTTTTAAAATCTCGGGTTTCACTAAGTACCCTATCAGATTCGTTTTGTATACCCTGTGCTGAAAATGGTACGAATTCTATTTTGTATTTTTTTAGCATCGACTCATACTCGGGTATGTAAGGATGTAGCTCTTTAACTTTAGGCATGTCTATTGCTTCCCCGCAAAAAATATGTATATTTTGAATCATTTTTGAATCTATCAAATCATTAAATAGATGCCATTCAGCGCCTTCGATATTAATTTTAATGATATTAAACCCATTTTCTAGGTCAATATTTTCATTAGTACAAAATGAAGAAAATTTTATAGTTTCTATTTCTTCATAATCACTTTCGTATACGTTATTTTTCGAGGAGAAAATAGAGTGACCCACTTCATTTCCTTCAAATGAGTGATATAATTTGCTCATTCCGTTACTATTAGAAATAGCAGATTTTACAAGTTTAACATTAGGATCATCCTTTAACAGTGAAGATATTTGGTCAAAAGATTTTTGACACGGTTCAAAAGTGTATATTTTAAAATCTTCAATACCTAATGATCTAAAGATATCCGAAGCTATTTTGGATTCTATCCCATCGAAAGCTCCTAAATCGAAAAAATTAATTCTCAAAATATTTTATTTTATTTTTCTTATTATGTTGAAAGCTTCTGCATACTTTATCCCGCACTCAAATCCCCTATAATGAGCATGTGTTTTTATTCCTTCTTCACCCAATTTATCCCTCTTTGTTTTAGTATACTGTAAAACATAATTTTCTTTAAAAATGTTTATTTTATCTTCTATGGTATCCTCGATGTTCTCAAATAAATTAGGCTGAAATCTATTGGATGGATCAGACCACGTTGAGGTTGGTATTTCATAGGATATGATTTCAGGGATTAATCCCACCCCGGTAGGTCTAACCGCTGATATACAAGCATTATAAACATCTTTATGTTCTTGGTGGTAAGAAGGCTCTGGAATATAAATAACAGTAGGCCTATAGGATCTTATCAATTCGTCTAACCACCTAACAATCTTATATTGCGGAACTTCTTCCAGTCTTATACCGCCAGTATCGAATTTTTCAGGTTCTTCTGTTGATATAAACTTTGAAACATTATTAAACTCAGACCATTGCTCTTCCTCTGTTATCTCCCTTCCTAAATGGTGAAGATACCTACTAGAGCAAGACATAACAACAACTTTTATGTGAGATCCTTCTTTTTTTCTCTTTATCAAAGTTCCACCCACACCAAATAGTTCATCATCAGTATGTGGGGATATAACTAATATTCTTTTTTTAATATCCTGCATTTTTATTTTTATTTTTAAACCATTCTATGGTCTTCTCTATACCTTCTTCAACATCAATCTTAGGGATATATCCTATATTAATAGAAGCATCTATATCAGCTAAAGAATTCAATATATCGCCATTTCTCCTATCAGTATATCTAGGATTTATATCGGATTTCAATTTATTTCTTATCATGCTAAATATCTCATTAACAGATGTACTTTTTCCCGCCCCAACATTATAAATATGTGATCCTTTAGTGACCTCCTTTTTTATTAGGTCTACATTAAAATCTACAACATTTTTAATATATGTAAAATCTCTTCTTTGCTCCCCGTCACCATATATTACGGGCTGTTCTTTTTTTATGATAGCATCTATAAATTTAGGGATAACCGCAGAATATTCCGAATCAAACCTTTGATTTTCTCCAAAGACATTGAAATATCTTAGTCCGTAAAAATTAATACCATACAAACGGTTAAAATTATCAGCTAGCATCTCATCGAACCTTTTGCTCAAAGCATAAGGGGAAAGAGGATTTCCTATAATTTTTTCATTCTTCTTATAAAGTTCATTATCTCCATATACAGAAGAAGAAGTAGCATAAATAATTTTTTTTACCTGATTATCCCTTGCAGCTTGTAATATACAGGTAAATCCATAAACATTGTTATAAATAAAATTTATAGGATCTATTATAGACTTAGGGACAGATCCCCATGCAGCTTGGTGCGATATAATATCAACATTTTTACATATATCGGAAACTAATTTGTAATCGCAGATATCTCCTTCTATAAAATTTATCTTTGGAGAATCTATTAAATTGGAAACACTTCCATTAGATAAATTATCCAGAACAATCACATCTTTAATAATATCATCTTTAGCAAGTTGATTAGCTATATTAGATCCGATAAATCCTGCTCCACCTGTAATTAAAACTCTCATGCTAAATTTTTTTCAATAAATCATTAACCCTTACTTTATAGGTATGATTTTTAGAAAGTCCATATCCAGAATCCCCTATTTTTTCCAAAATATCAGGATTTTGTTTTACCTCCATCAATATTCTTCTAATGTCCCCAATATCATTATATATTAAACAATTTTCACCATCGATAAACCCAAGACTTTCATAATTTGGATTATTGCTCGTGAGTAGAACTGTACCTGTACCTATTGTTTCGAAGTTTCTATAGTTTATATCGTTTAACATGTTCTTGTTAAAGTGTATTCTATATTCATTGATAGATTTAACCATAGATTCTCCTATTACAAATATGTCCTGCTTCATACCGAATTCGGAAGTAATTGTATCTATAAGATCTTTTCTGTTAACATAATTACCACAAAACCCTATGAAATGTTTTTTATCAACCTGCATATTTTTAACTAGGTCGTCATCAAAACAATTAGGAAACCATATATGATAATTATTTTTGACAAAATCTTTAGTGGAGTGAAGCAAGAAATTATATCTTCCAGAAGAAAAGGTATTTTCGTATATCTCTTCTCCCCTACAGTGAGCATCTATACTCCAAAGTAATTTTATGGGTTTATTAAATGAAGATAGATTAGGAACCCATCCGACAGAATCGTAATTTTCTATATTCATTATAAGATCATAGGAATCCCAATCTGGGATTTGACTATAATTGGAATGACCCAATCCCCAAACGTCGCACTGATGACCGTTATATAGAAATGCTCTCTGTAAGCTTAAGCACTCTCTAAAATTTCTATTCTCGTCATGCCTTCCTGCTTCTTGTATAATAATAATCCTCATGATCCTTGCAAGTATTTTTTAAGAATATTTGAATTTTCCTTTACCGGCTGATCATTATCGTTATATTGCTGACCAACAAAATCGTCAAAATCATACCTTTCCTTAGGAAATTTTAATCCACCGAAAAATTCGTCATGTATCATGCAATTATCCTTGACTCTTGGCCATATCTTTTCTCTAAGATATCTTTGGTCCTCTTGGTATTCATCTTTGTAAGAACTAATGATTTCAAGATTAAGAGGATCTCCTAGATCTATCATTTTATTCTTAACTCCCCACATACCACCAAGTATTTCGGTATTGTGGTATGGATGATCTCTCATTATATGAAATGCCTTGTCACTTTCGAGCCATTGATTAACCGCTAATAATTCTCTCTCGGAGAGACGTGAATCACAATCTCTTACAATTGTAACATCTATCGATTTATCAAAAGCAGGAATAAACCTCCAGAAAAGTCCTCTTTTTTCATCGGGTGATTCTATTTCAATAACTCTAGCATTCGGATAAGCTCTCAATTTATCCGTATGCTTTATATTAGAATCAGATCTTACATAAAAAAAGCATGTCCAATCAGGATACCACTGTAAAGCTAACTCGCAATTTCTAAAAGCACCTATAAAGTATCTCTCGTGTTCTCCCCAAAGTGAGAAAGATATTATTTTCATTTTAATATATTAAAAGCTCTCTCCCTTCTTTTATAGGCCACACTCTCATTACTGGTATTTCCTCTAGTTTATATTCGTAAAAATTGGAAGCTAATTCATTCTTACAAAATACTAGGTTTAATCCCTCAGTAAATCCTACTAATTTATATCCCTTCTTATCAGCTAATTTCTTATATGCACCAGCTGTGGCGCTATAGTAAGCATCTAACTGATGCCTGTGATCCTTATCATATTTTATAGACAAGCTATCAGTAGAAGGATAATTAGAATTATATTCTACCATTATTACCTTAGGAGAATAATTTTTTAAAGATTCCCAGACCCAAAGATCGTTCCCGTCTATATCTATTGAAATAAAATCAAAGTCTTTTTTTAATTTCGTAGGTTTTAGAATCTCATCCAATGTACTTCCTGGTTCACAGCTAATAAAGCTATCTAGGATCTCAATATTTTTATAGTCCTTAAGGTTTTCTTTTATCCTCTCTGCATATAATGGATCACCTTCGATCAAAACTCCCCCCCATCCTTCCTCTCTCAATTTTCGGGTATTACAATATGACATCCCGTCAGATGCACCGAACTCGCAAAATTGCCCATTTTTTATCTCTAAGGTCTGGAATAATTTTTCCAATATCCCATCTTCTCCAGCTTGAGAGTATTGACTCTTTCTATAATCGTTTAATTTTATCATAAATTATTTTTTGGTATTATGAAAATGCACCCTCTCATATTTTGTCCTGAGTAAGTGTTATATTCGATATCAAATCCTTCTTTACCGTATATTGATTCTATTTTTTCTCTTATCCATTCCCACTCATAAACAATACCTTGATTTGCATATTCATCATATCCAAGATCAGGTCTTTCTGGGACTTTAAAATCGTGTATAGCAAGTACAGGTTTTAACCCGGATTCTCTAATCCTATCAAGTTCTTTTAAAACTGGATTAGCATACCAATGAGCATCTAGAAAAATTATTATACTAGAGTCTTTAGACTCTTCCAGAAATTTACCTAGATAATCAGTACTACTTCCTAGATAACTGTGTATATTTGAATAATTCGATATTTGATTCTTGGCTATATCAAGATATCTCCGATCATATTCTACAGTATAAACCTTATCAAAATTTTCAGCTAGCCATTTTGTTGTATCACCATGATAGGTTCCAGTTTCTATTGCAACTTTTATCTCGTACTTCTTTTTGAAATACAAGAATCTTTCCGCCAGCTTTAAGTCAGTATTAAAGGCTTTGTTTGTTTCTTCCATTTTTTTGTTTTATTATTTTACTGGATCAGTTAATCCTTTTTATTTACCCAATCAACTATTTCTTTCGGAATTTCACCGTTAATCAATTCATCCTTTATATCGAAGTTTTTGGCCATTCTTTTTACGAAATTATCCATACCAGTATAAAAAGTAGATTGGTTTTTATCGTCAATTGCATCTCTATCATGGTGTAATTTGGAATAATGAAGATGACTAAACAAAAAATTAGATCCGTCTATTACACAACCTAACAAATGGGCCACACATGTTAATTCAGTATCACAAAACATATGACTATATGATGGGTGATATATGTAATCAAAAGAATCCAAATATTCTTTAGAAAAAATAGGCATTGTTATAAGGATGTCGCCTATTCCATCGTCTGCTCTTATTACATATTTTGCATTTAGATCTTTTGTAAAATCAATAAGGTCCCTATCCCAATTTATAAAGCAATCAGTATCATCAGAAAATATCAGAATTATATCTCCATTTATATGAGGTTTTCCTGAGTTTATTGCTTCAACTGTACATTTATTTTGACTTGAGATTATCAAGAGATCCGTATTGTACTCTTTTGATATAGGATTAAGCAAAGAGTGATATTGATCTCCAGTAGGGTCATCAGAATCTATACATATAATAGTTCTCATAGAGGATGGATCTCGTGAATTTTCCATCCATTTTCTATAAACCTTAGCCATTCTTACTGGTCTCTGTCTAGATGCTGCTATTAGATTAATTCTACTCATAAATTTTTTATTGAATTAAAGAGCTGGGAATCGGAGGATCTAAGTTTTTTCACTATTTCTAAATTTTCCTTTACAAATTCAATTTTTGAATTATAAAGGTCTATAGTAAGTGAACTTGGATTAAATCCGTCGGTCCATTTAATAATACCTTCTATATTAAAATCCTCCGCTATCTTATCAGTACCCCAATAGATAGGTATAACTCCCAAAGCGAAACAATCGGTTATTTTCTCCGTGTAATATTTGTCTATTTTTACGTTCTCGAAAACAACAGAAAACATGTAAGGCGAAAGAGCTTCTTCCTTAGATCTCCACCAATCGCTATTAGGTCCTATTCCGCTACCTATTCTAGGACTTCCGTGTGCACCACCAAAAAGATCAACCTTATCCTTAATTTCCCCAGCTACTCTTAATCTAAGCTTATGACCAGTTGTCATATCTTTGGGGCTTGATATCATCGAGCATATTTTAGTCTTATTAGGAATATTGTAATTTTCTCTAGGAGTCCAAGGTAGATTTGACCCAGGATAATTAAAAATGAAAAAAGAAGGATCCAAGGATATTAGCTCATAATCACAAGTAAATATTTTTCTAAATCTTCTTTTCACTGTACTAAGATTATGGGCTAAAAAATCTTTAAGCCCAGGAAGAACCTCACTAGACTCACAAAACCATCCAAAATTATTTTCTGAATTCCCTTTATGTGACATTATCTGATTATCAATCCAGACATTAGCTATTCCCTCAGATCTTGACCATTCGAAGTCCTCAGGTTTAAATTTAGAACAAGAGGAATATTCATGAGGGAATGGTGCCCAATTAGTTTTTAATTTATTCATACTATATTATAGTTTGTTACGTTTCCTGGAAACGGTCTATTCATATTAACTGATCTCATTTTTAGAAGAATTTCTCTTTTAAACGGAACCTCGGAATTAACATTTTCTAATTTTTCTCCCTTGTGCATTTGTGACCCGCAAAGATTTATTTTTACTTGATCTCTGTAATATGGAAGTATAGAATGTTTAAGTGCATCATGATCTAATTCACATTGACCATTTTCAACACGAGAAGTGCAATGATTCTCCCATCTATCTATAATTAGATTACTAACTTCGGTGTTTACGAAATATATCGGTGATGCAACGAAGCAATCCATAGATGAACTATATGATACGAGGCCTAGATCAAAAGATTTACCCTTATTCATTAATTGATCAAGATCAGATTTAAGAATAGTATCTCCGTCTAGCCATAAAACATTTTTACCAGTCTCCCTTATCATTTTTTGTATGAAGTATGGCTTATAACAGCAATTCTGAAAGTAATTTCTGTCGCTATCATATTTATAAAAAATATAGTCATACCTTAGAGAATCGACCTTTCTAACGAGATCGTCAAATTTTTGAGTATAAAAATTAGATCCCACAGGATCGGATATAAAAGATATTACAATATCATCCTTTCCAGTTAATCTTTCTTTCCTCTCTATCTCCTTTCTTTCTCTTGGATTTTTAAAAGGATCGAATAATTCATTCATGATTGGTTCTTCTTTTTCTTGTTTATTATCTGGAGCATTATAAGAAATATTCCTTCTTAGATCTCCTCCCCTTTTCAATCTGTAACCTCCCATTAGATTAGAAAATTTTTTAGACTTAGCGAATTAAAAAACGAGTTTCTTTTCTCGTTTTTACCCATAACAATCATAGTCTCTCTTCCTTTATTAAGTACTCTAGAAACCCCATTTTTAATATATTTTCCATCAGTGTAATCAACCGGGGATCCTTCGCACCCAAGAATTTCGATGCTGATTTTTCCGGAAAAATCAGGAAGTATTTCGTACTTCATAACGTCATGATCCAAATCTATCTCGTTTGAGTTTATTTTAGAATTACATATAGATGCAAAATTTTCAAAAAATGAAATAGTCCTATCGTTATATTTTATCCCTAGCGGAGAGGCCTTTATACCATGAAGATCCCCAGTATGAGAAGCAAAGAAAATGTCAGATTCCCATGATTTCATACATTGAGGATAGGATAATATCTCAGTATCTGCATCTATCCATATAAGGTCAGCCTTTAACTCTTTTAGTTTTGAAAGTATAAATGAGGGTTTTATTAGAGTATTTTTCCAATAATACCCAGAGTCACTTAACCTTTCCATTATTATCTCTCCGCCTAAAGATCTTATTCTAGTGGAGAGAGATTCTGCACAAGAAGAGTAGTATGGATTTCCAGTATGATAAGATATGAATATTGGATTTTCTACCATATATTAAGTTTAGTAAACAATGATCTACAAAGATCAATATTAGAGGATAGAGGTCTCGGCAAATGACAGTCTATATATTCATTTGGGTTATAGTCGTTTTTAGGCCAAATTGCCTTATCTAGTCTCTTGAAAGCATATTTTTCTTCTATCCAACCCCTCTCTAAATGCTTTAGCAAAACATTAGGTTTTCTTAAACTTTGGTTATAGAAAAACTTTTGATCTGTCCCGAATCTCAAGGCCAACCTCATAAGTCTTTTAAAAAATTGCTTATGATCTACATCACTTAGATCTAAAATCTCCACAAAGGATTGGGGATCTCCTGCCAAGTAACACATAGGGTATTGGGGGTTAGTCTTGTACCATCTATACTTAATGATATCTGAACTATATGATACTATACCTTTTTCTCCTATTTGTGAAGCACCGTTTTTATAGTAATCACTAGAAATTGGTAACATATCCATATCAGAAATAATAAAAGGAGCATCCAGCACTTTTGCTGCCCAAAATCTAATACACTGGGCTTGTTGAGCAATATCCCATTCAGCCAAAGATTCAAAAAAGAATACCTTCCCGAAGGAATGAATATTTTCCGTCGGTGGTTGTTTATCAATATACATCAGGACTGGTTCTAATCCTATTCTTCGCCACATTCTTGACACATAGGGCCAAAAATCTAAATATTCTGGATTAGAGTTGGAGCTGACAACAGCATACTTTAATTGCATCCTACCTTTTTCTAATTATACCTCTAGACTGAAGATTATTTCGGGACGAATTTCTACTCTCCTGATAATGCTCTATTACAGGTGCTAGTCTTGGATACATGTTCCTGGTATGATCGAAAATAAAAGTATACTCAGGCGGAAGATTAAAATAGACAAGATCTGGAAATTCCCTTTGTGCAACTTGCATATTCTTTTGTTCCCAGGTTTCTGGTCTTGCCCTCTCTGCAGGAACAGCTTCATTCAATTGGATCCATCGATCAACAAATCTTTTTACTTTCTCATTATTCCTAAGGAAAAGTGTACCAGATAACGCTTCGTCTTTTCTCCATTTGAAGTCTTCAGTTCTATAAGCTATATCACAATTAAGATCTGGTATTAAACTGGGGTAAGACTTAAACACAGCATCAACATCCACACATAGAAGATCTTGATTACGATCTTCTAAGCATTTCCTAATAAAATAAGCCTTGTAGTGTGTGTTCTTTTCCCATGATCCCAGATCTTTAATTGGATGTAAATAATAGGGAAGATTGAATTGTTGGAGTGACGTTTTAAGCTTTTGCGCTAACTCTTCGTATCTCGTTCCTTCCGTGTAATAAGCGATTACTAAAAATTGGGGGCTCATAGGTATCTTAATATTATATGAATCATAGCCCGGGATTTACTTCGTAAAAATTTTAGTCCCTCCCTAGAAAATAGTTTCACGGAAATTAAAAATATTTCTACATGAAATAATTTGACATCTTTCTATATATAAGTTATTGATATCTTGTTTTTAATGAAAACGCTTAAACCATATTGGTTTCTAGAAAGTCCGGTTGATACTGAACATAAGTATTATGTTCTGATGGGTTATTTGACTAAAATAAAGAAAAGTTTTGATAAACCTGGATTTGAAAAGGGATTTAAAGAACTTCTTCTTCTTAAAAAAGATCTAGAAAATTTTGATAGTAACACAGAATTTTCTCAGAAAACTATGGCAAATATGCCAGACAAAGAAAGGGATTTATTTTATACTATTTTGGACAAAAATTTGGACAAAATTGATGAAATAGAGAAGATAGTACAGAAATCGATAAAAACAATAAACGATTTCCTAGATAGCAACAAAGAAGCTTATGACAAATACAACTCATTGGTTGAGATACAGACACACTGTACTAGATACAATCTTTGGGATCAGGGTTTTTTAATTGTGAGAAAAAAAGACGCTGAATTTATGAAGGTCTTCTCTTGGTTTTTTTCAGTCATTAAAATAGATCAGAAAGAAAACATAGCTTTGTTAATGACAGAAATGCTAGAACCCCCAATCCAAACAACTTTGGAGTTTGATGTTATTAAAGGATTTTTGAAAAAGAATCTTAAAGATTTTTCTGATATGCACGACTGTGTTCTTGTTGCAGAAGTTTCCCCCGTAATAGACCTGGAAATAGGAACGGAAATAAGTAAGGAAAAATCTATAGAGATAATACTAAAAAATTACAAAAACTCCTAAAGTTTTTTTGCCCTTATTAAAGCTTTTAATTCATCTGTTTCGCCTTGGGTGAATTCGTATCTACCATAAGGAAATCTATCAACTTCATACATTTCAACTTTTTCTGTACCATCTTTATCATCTGAAACCACCTCTATTTTTGTTCCTTTTCTGTTAATGTAGAAATCAGCTCCTTTTCCGTCTTTAAAAGTTTTATTTCTTATAAAAAGAAGAGCTCCACCAGGCATAGTTAATTCTGGTTCATATTCTCCAGCTTCTATTATTCTTTCTATTTCTTGTATAATCTCTGAAATTAAAGCAAATGGTTTAGTTGCCAAGTCATCGATATTAGATATTCCTAGATTTCTAGAGATGAAAGATGTGATTTCACTTTTTAAAAAAGGTTTTTCTAAGAACAAAGATTTTAAATCATCTACAAAGCTCTTGCTACTATAACCTTGTTTAGGATCATTAGAGGAATGTTTAAAAGGTAATTCATAAGTTGATTCCCTATTTCCTGCTGCAGAGCTTTCAAAAATACTAAACTCTTTAAATGTTCTAATTTTCCTCATATTGGTCTTGAAAGTGTTATTTTTAATCTGTCTTTAAAAGACATTGGTTTGGATTTAAAAACCCCTTTTCCTATTTTTATAAGTTTGTCTTTTGTATAAACTGGATCCTGTAAATCTTTATCCTTTAATATTTGTAAGGGTTTACATTCCATATAATCATCCATTCCTTTTGGAATAATATACGAAGAGTTTCTATTAACAACTAGAATATCACCAGGTACAGCCTTCATTTTTGTCCAAATTGGTTTTAAAACATCTATACCTGACATTTTCCCTTCTTTAGCGTAAGACTCTATACATTCTATATAAAAATCTTCCTTTACTTCGAAAAAATAGCCATCAGCATCTAAACCATATTTGGTGGGATTATCTTTTATAAACTGATCTATTTTTTCTATTCTCCTCATTTCTTCTTATATATCGGATTTTATCAAATAAAATGATATATAGAATAAAAGTATACAATCCATGGTAATAAGAAAATATTCACAATTTATCTCCGAATCAAAATCTATTGCGGGGAATAAAAACCAAAACATGGCAATCTTAGAAAGTGAATATCTAAGAATGAAATCTGAAGGTTTATCAGAGAAAGAAATAAACGAAAATATATTTACTTCTCTTTTAGGATCATTAGGTGGAGGTTTTACAGATACTTTTAAAGATTATGTGATAGACTGGGCAGCAGAAAAACTCGGAATTGATCCTTTTGATGATCAAGGACAGCCTTCTTTCTTTTACCAGCTTATAAGAAACGTAATTGAGGGTGTAAGTATTACAGAATTAGGAAGCTATTTTGGAAAAGGATCTTGTAAAAATTGGGCAAGAGCAATAGTAGAAGGCTTATCCGAAACACTACAAGAAAGAGGAATAGATTATTTGTTACCTAAACTTGGATTAAGACTAGATATGAATACCGGATTAGGTGCAACTATTTCTGCAGGATTAAGAGAAGCTCTTACAAACGCTATTAATGATACAGGATTTATGAATAACATAGAAAATATGATAAGCGATAAGATCTGTGGATTTAATTTAGGTGATATATTATCCGGTAATATTTCACAAGGAGATAAACAAAAATTAGCAGGAGAGATAGAAAAAGCTGAAACAAGAGATCCTGATATATTTACGAAAGCTATGAAAACTGGCTTATCTGATGTTATACAATTTTAAATTATATTAATTAAAATGAATCAAAAAAACGTAAAAAAAAGGGAGATATTAAGCTACAAGGATTTTTTAAAAGTAATACAAGATCCTTGGAATCCTGAGAATTTAAGTAAAGAAGACCGTACAGGATTTCATAAAATAACTCCGGAGGAAGCTTATGCTTATGTTGGATTCCAAGATCCTATATTCAAAGGAAGTTCCAAAATTAACTATCCTGGATACGGAGCAACAGAAACCGGAAGTGCACAATCAATAGGTCTAACAGAAAAAAAGAATTAAAATGGATAAAAAAATATTATCTTTTCAGGAATTTAGTTCCTTAAATCAAACCAACGTTCCTAAAATAAATTTTTGGAGTGATATGGAAATAGAAGAGGAGGAAGAGAAAGAATCAGAAGAAGGAACTGAGGAAACAGATGAAGAATCTGACGATTCTGAAAAAACAGAAAAAAAGTCTAAGAAATCTGAAGTAGAAGACTCAGAAGAGGATACTGAAGAAGAAACTGAGGAAGATACTGAAGAAGAAACTGAGGAAGATACTGAGGAAGACTCAGAAGAGGACACCGAGGAAGATACTGAAGAAGAAACTGAGGAAGACTCAGAAGAAGACACCGAGGAAGACTCAGAAGAAGACACCGAGGAAGATACTGAAGAAGAAACTGAGGAAGACTCAGAAGAAGACACCGAGGAAGATACTGAGGAAGACTCAGAAGAAGAAACTGAGGAAGACTCAGAAGAAGAAACTGAGGAAGACTCAGAAGAGGAC